GTGGGAGCAGCCAGAGTATACGGGCGGGACATTCATACGGGGGCCGGTGAATGGACCACGAGTGAGTTTGTGGCCTGGCTGAAAGAAAAGGGGGCATTTGACCAGCCTTACTGGATGATGAAGGCATCACTGCATGCGGAATTTAATAAGGTCATCACGGATGTCGGACCGGGAAAACTCAATCTGGGAGGCTGCGCCATTGAGGTGATGGGGACGTATAACGCAGCCATAGTCCGGGTCACCATCGGCGAATACGGTGGCGATGGTTTTCTGAACGGCACGGTCTGTACCTGTACAGTTTACGGAGACACACAACGTTTTCACTGGCGGGTGGATTACAGCACAAAAAACAAACCGGATACGGTCAGCCAGCGGGATGCCAGCACGACGCAGAAAGGTGTGGTGCAGTTAAGCAGTGATACTGACAGTAATGACGAAACAAAGGCAGCCACGCCGAAGGCCGTGAAGGCGGCAATGGATGTGGCAAATGAAGCGAAAACAAAGGCAGAAGAGGCTGCAGCAGGAGGTGGTGTTCCCGGTCCGAAAGGAGAGAAAGGGGACACGGGGCCAGCAGGTCCTGCAGGACCGCAGGGACCTAAAGGGGATACGGGAGCTGCAGGCCCGGCAGGCGCACAGGGACCAAAAGGTGACAAAGGCGATCCGGGGGTGGCTGGACCAGCAGGTCCGGCAGGTGCGCCGGGGCCGAAAGGCGATAAAGGTGATCCGGGAGTAGCAGGTCCAGCAGGTCCGGAAGGGCCGCAGGGACCGAAGGGAGACACTGGAGCCCCCGGGCAAGGAACAGAACTGCTTACTACTGCCAATACATGGACTCAGGCACAAACTTTTAATGGTGGTATTAATGGAAATTTGACGGTAAACGGAAACGGATCATTTAACGATGTTCAGATCCGCTCGGATAAACGCAACAAGCGAAATCTCGTAAAACTGGATAATGCGTTAGATCGTCTGGAGGCACTTACTGGTTATCTTTACGAGATACAGTACTCTGCCGACGGTTGGCAAACGTCGGTTGGTTTAATTGCTCAGGATGCACAAAAAGCCTTGCCTGAACTGGTAACTGAAGACGCAGACGTTATATCTGGTGAAAAACGTCTGCGTCTTAACTACAACGGCATAATTGCATTGTTAGTCGAAGGCTTTAAAACACTTCGTCATGAGATTAAAGAACTCCGGGAGAAGTAAACGACAGCTGTTGTAGTTTCTGGTTTCTACTGAATTTAAATTGTGGGGATGATACTCACCTCACGAATTTCAGAAGGATATATGAAATGGGGATAACATCGGGATGGGTAGGTTCTTCGGCTAAGAGCGAAACAGGTGAGCAATGGATGGGGGCTGCTGGCACTAAACTAGGATTGGATAAACCTTTTATGATGAGTCAAATGGTGGGGCGAGCTATGGGTTGTAAAATAGAAACCGCTTACTATAAATGGAACTCTTCGGATCAAGTTGAAAACTGGGGGGCGGTTGGAGCTGATTGGCCATTAGAAGAAAAAAGCAAAGGGACAATTACAAACGCTGAAAACTGTGGTTCTGGGAGACTGGTGGGGGCTGTCGTTACACTTTCTCACTTTTTGACGAACTCTACACCGACAGCTGCTGTTTATTTATCCGGTGGTAAAGCAGGTAACATCACCGTAAACGTAGGTGGTGCTACACAAACCATGATTTATCAGGGCGTTGTTAGTGGGTTCCAGTATTACTGGTCAGGTTCTGTTAGTTCCGCTTTCGTGGAGGCAATGAAAAAGACGGGAGTAACCCAGGATCTAAAAATTAGTTAAATGGTAAATGAATAATTTTAAAAACTTCACGTTCTACATACCGGAGACGCCGGATATATAGGATATTGTTTTAAGTTGCCAGAGAAATTTTTCCGGACGGATGCTGATAATAATGATGTAATTTTTCAAGATTTCTGGAAATCTGTATTCTGCACAGGCGCAATTGTATGCCGCCTTTAAAACTTCAATTCAGTGACTCACCTGCCATTCAAATTTTCGGATACCAGACAACCATGCCTTATATCGATATAACAACTATGCGCGGGATGATGCCAGGCGTTATTGCATCTATGCTGCCAGATCATTCTGCTGTACTGGCAGAAAACTGTCATTTTCGCTATGGAGTGATCACGCCTGAACACCAGATGTCAGAGGCTGAGAAAACATTCGCGATTAAGCCGAAAACCATTTTTCATTACCGTGACGATTTCTGGTTTGCATGGACGGATGTGGTGGATGTGATCCGCAGTCCGGTCGCTCAGGACTCCCACGGGCGTATTTACTACACTGACGGGCGTTTTCCTAAAGTGACGGATGCGACCATTGCCACAAAAGGGGACGGGAATCACCCGACATCATCGTATCGTCTGGGGATCCCCGCGCCGACGACAGCACCTGTCTGTACTGTTCAGCAGGGCGGTGATGTTTCTGACGATAACCCGAATGATGACGAAACCCGGTTTTATACGGAAACCTTTGTCTCAGATTATGGTGAAGAAGGTCCGCCAGGTCCGGCGTCTCTGGAGGTAACACTCCGTACTCCGGGGACTGCGGTACAGCTGACGCTGTCTCCGGTGCCATTGCAGAATGCCAGTATTAAACGCCGCCGGATTTATCGCTCTGCATCAGGTGGAGGAGAAGCGGATTTTTTACTTGTGGCTGAACTGGATGCATCCGTGCTCAGTTACACGGACAAAATACCGGGGAAAAACCTTGGACCTTCTCTGGCGACATGGGATTACCTGCCGCCGCCAGAGAATATGACAGGCCTTTGCCTGATGGCTAATGGTATTGCCGCCGGGTTTGCCGGTAATGAAGTGATGTTTTCGGAAGCGTATCTGCCGTATGCATGGCCGGAAGTGAATCGTCACACGACGGCAGAAGATATTGTGGCTATCTGTCCGCTGGGAACGTCACTGGTGGTGGCGACAAAGGGGGAGCCCTATCTGTTCAGTGGGGTATCGCCTTCCACAATTTCTGGCTCCAGAATTCCTTCCATGCAGGCATGCCTGAGCCGAAGAAGTATGGTGGCGATGGAGGGATTCGTACTCTATGCTGGGACAAACGGTCTGGTATCTGTTGATGTAAACGGTAATACAGCACTGGCAACGGAAAAGATTATTTCACCTGAACAGTGGCAGAGTCAGTTTAACCCGGCGTCCATTGTGGCTTATTCCTGGCGTGGTGAGTACATTGCCTGTTACACGAAACCGGATGGTAAGCAGGATGTGTTTGTATTCAGTCCGGTGAACATGGATATCCGTTATCTCAGTACACCGTTTGACTGCGCATGGGTTGATCTCGCGAAAGATATGATGCGCGTGGTGACAGGAGACAAAATGTCAGTGCTTGCCGGGAGCTCTCTGCCCTCCACGATAAGGTGGCATTCAAAAATTTTTTCATTACCTGAAAGAACCTCTTTTTCCTGTATCAGGGTGAAATCTCCGGCGCCTGAGCGGGTGGGGATCACCATTATGGCTGATGATGTTCCTGTGATTCATTTTGCGCCGGGTACGTTTAAGGGAAGTGTGGTGAGACTTCCGGCAGCAACCGGGCAAAACTGGCAGGTGATGGTATCCGGATTCGGGCAGGTGGAACGAATAACCCTGAGTACATCGATGTCGGAGATGCCGGTATGACCAGAAAACCGTGGCGTGCGGGGAAGGATTTATCCACAGTTGTGGAGAACATGGAAATTGGCACCGGGCAGCGTGGTGACGGACGCCACGCATTTGTGACCCGTGAGGAACTGGTTGGTCTTAAACTCGCCCGGCGTCGAACATCGGGTGGTGCCTCATATGCACTGAATCCGGGTATTGAGATTGACAGTACTTTAATGACTGTTGATTTTCCCACAAAACCGCTGAATTTTAAGGCGACAGGAGGATTTGGCTCGGTTCTTCTTGAATGGGATATGCCTAATTATCGCGGACATTCACTGACTGAAATCTGGCGGGGTACGGAGGATGACCTTGCTGATGCAGTGCTGGTTGCCACGACGCCGGGGCAGGTTTACGGCGATCCGGTTGACCCTGGCTGGTCGGGATTTTACTGGATACGTTTTGTTAACGCGGCAGGAGTGAAAGGTCCATGGAATGCTGAAAAAGGCACTCAGGCACAAACACAGATCGGCGTGAAGGCCATCATTGACCAGATCCGCGATGAGGCTGCAAAGTCGCCGGTTGTGTCCGAGCTGCGTAAAGAAATAAAAAACGCGCAGGGGCAGGCTGTAAAGGATGCTGCAATTAAGACAACCGAAGTTGTGGGGACTCTCAGGGAAGAAACGACAAGAACGATTGGTGGTATTGAAACCCGCATTAGCACACTGGATTCATCAACCAGTGAATCGCTTAATGAGGTCGACAAGCGCATCACTAAACTGGATAAAGAAGGCGGTGAGGCGTTTCTGGCAATGTGGTCAAAAAAAGCGGGAGTTGATGGTATCACTGCGGGGATCGGGATTGTCGCCGGAAAAGACAGTGAAGGTAGGCCTGTAAGTCAGGTTGCAATTTCTGCGTCGCAGTTGTTTGTCTTTGACCCGAACAACCCGGATAACACCGCCTATCCGTTTGCGGTATCAGGTGGCAAGGTTGTGATCCCGAAAGCGATGATTTATGACGCGGTGATTGAAACACTGGTGTCGCGGAAGGTTGTGGCGGATGAGGTAAAAGCCGGGGTAAGTATCACTTCGCCAGTTATCCGGAGTGCCGTTATTCAGAACGGAAACTTTCAGGTTGATTCTCAGGGTAACCTGAATATTGGAGGCCTTTTCAGTGTTACGTCACAAGGGCAACTGACAATTCGTTACTCTAATCAGAATGTAGGACTGGTGATCCGCAATGATAAAATTGAGGTTTATGATCAGAATGGACGACTGGCTGTTCGCATAGGCAGATTACGCTGATCAGGAGGTGAGTATTGGAATACGGTTTTGCCATTTATAACAGAAATAACGTTAATGTTACGGGCGTGCTGACTCCGGTATTTTTCCTGGACAGATTTACAGCGGAGTCTGGCTCAAAGACGTACACGAATAAACCCGACGGGAAATCATTGCAGGCTGTATGTTGTTTATTTCCCTGGAATAACGTATTTGCGGATCGGAAAGTACCGAAGATAACCATTAATGGCAATACGGTGACGTGGTCGAATCTTGAGCAGGGTATGGGATCTTATATTTATACATTCTGGGGATAAGTGTCATGTATGGTTTGAGCATTATGAAGCCGGATGGCAGCGTATGGATAAGTCCAGGTTTTACGCCGCAGTGTCTGATCAACAAAGGCACCATACCGGCGACTGAAAAGTCTTTTTTTAAAACATCAATCCCGTCAGGCAAAAGTTGTTTTTTCTTTATCAGAACAGAGAAGAAGGCCGATGTCATGTACACGCATGAACAGATTGATGGATATCATGCACTAAGGCTTCATGTAATTGTCAGGGGAACGAACCCTGGTGTTACGACGGTTTATGCTTTCGCGAATATGGTTACTCCACCTTCTGAGTATGGTATCGCCATGTATAACCCGGACGGTGAGATGATTTATCATGGCGAAATGATGCTGCTTGACGCGAAGTTAATACCTGTTGATATCAAATTTGAAAAGGACCTTGGATATCCATGCGCAATCATGCCTGCACTGGTCGGGTATTATAACTGGAAAAGAACTCCTTATGATCGACCGATTTATACCACATCCACTGGTGCTACAGGAAATAAAATATATTCCTGTGAGCATTATTCCGGCGGTGCAACATGGGATATTCGAAAGCCGTATATAGATAAGGTCCTGGTTATTAATACATCAGTATATGATTAGTTGAAGCGAGTCTTTAATATTCATTTAAAATGTCTAAAAAGATGTATTATTAAAAAGTTTAGCGTGTTATCTGAATGTAAGCGACTCGTCAGAACCGTATTGATATTTACTGAGAGCTCAGATCAACTTTCCAGGGCAACAGATCGCGTACCCGGTTTGCCGGCCAGTCCTGGATATGTTCAATGACGTAACGCAGCCACTTTTCTGGCTCCACATTGTTCAGACGGCATGTGCCGATCAGCGAGTACAACACCGCCGCATGTTCACCACCGCTGTCGGAACCCGCGAACATCCAGTTTTTCCGGCCTACGG